ACAAGAACAAACTTCGTAAATACAATTGAACCATTCTTGCGTGATGTTCAAGCAAAGAGAGGTATCTTTGATTATGTGGTTGTTTGTGATGAAACAAACAACACTGCAGCAGTTATTGATGCTAATGAATTCAGAGCAGACATTTACATTAAACCCGCAAGATCAATTAACTTCATTGGTCTTACCTTTATTGCCACCAAGACTGGTGTTGATTTTGAAGAAGTAATCGGAAACTTTTAATTAATCAAGAGGTTTTAAAGCTATGGCAACCAGAAATCAATTAAATCCACCTCCTTTAAGGAAGATTACAGACTTCAAGAGCAAGCTGTCTGGTGGTGGTGCTAGAAGCAACCTCTTTGAGGTTGTCCTTTCCTTCCCCGATGCAGCTCCAGCTGATACCAATGTTCTTGATAAGTCAAGATTTTTGGTCAAGTCTGCCGCACTTCCAGCTTCCACAGTAACTCCATTAGAGGTTGCTTTCAGAGGAAGAACTTTGAAATTGGCAGGAGATCGTACTTTTGAAACTTGGACTATCACGATTATCAACGATACCGATTTCTCGATTCGTTCTGCTTTTGAAAAGTGGATGAATACGATTAATAGAGTTTCCGATAATACCGGTATTACTGATCCAGCGCTGTATCAAGCAGATGCATTTGTATACCAGTTAGATCGTGATGGATCTACTCTAAGAGCATATCATTTCTATGATCTGTTCCCTACAAATATTAGTCCAATTAACTTAGCATACGAAACAGATTCTATTCAAGAATTTACGGTAGAGATGCAGGTTCTTTGGTGGGAAGCAGTCAAAGGTAATTCACCTGCTGCTGGCGGTGAAGATATTAACTAAATAGAACATATTAAGAGTTTAAATTTATAAAATGGCGAAACTTTTTGGTTTTTCGATTGAAGATAATGAGAAAAAATCCAAATCAATAGTCTCCCCCGTTCCTCCTAATAATGAGGACGGGGTTGATTATTATATTCAATCTGGATTTTATGGACAAACTATCGACATTGAAGGTGTCTATAGAACCGAATATGACTTGATTCGTAGATACCGTGAAATGTCGTTGCATCCAGAATGCGACGGTGCAATCGAAGATGTTGTGAATGAAGCAATCGTTAGTGATCTATACGATTCTCCAGTAGAAATTGAACTGTCAAATTTAAACGCTAGTGATAAACTCAAGAAAATTATAAGAGACGAATTTAAATATATCAAAGAAATTATGGACTTTGATAGAAAGTCCCATGAAATATTTAGAAATTGGTATATTGACGGTAGATTATTTTATCTTAAAGTTATCGATACAAAAAGACCTGAAGATGGGATTCAGGAATTAAGATATATCGATCCCATGAAGATGAAGCATGTTCGTCAAGAAAAAAGAACGAATAATAATTCAGGTCCAAATCTATCAGCACTTACCAATTTTAATGTAAATCAAGTTACATACCCAGAAATAGAAGAGTATTTTATTTACACTCCAACTGCAAATTATCCATCAGGAACACTTGGATCTTCTGCAAAAGGTGCAGTAAAAATAGCGAGAGATTCAATTACATATTGCACATCCGGATTAATAGATAGAAATAAGGGTACCGTATTATCATATCTTCACAAGGCAATTAAGGCACTTAATCAATTAAGAATGATTGAGGATTCTCTCGTCATTTACAGATTATCTCGTGCTCCAGAGCGTCGTATTTTCTACATTGACGTTGGTAATCTTCCAAAAGTAAAGGCAGAACAATACCTCAAAGAGGTTATGAGTCGTTATCGTAATAAGTTAGTTTACGATGCGAACACCGGAGAGGTTCGTGATGACCGCAAGTTTATGAGTATGCTTGAGGATTTTTGGCTTCCAAGAAGAGAGGGTGGTAGAGGAACTGAAATCACTACTCTTCCTGGTGGTCAAAATCTAGGAGAACTTTCTGATATTGAGTATTTCCAGAAAAAACTTTATAGAGCATTAGGAGTTCCAGAATCAAGAATTGCCGGGGGTGGTGATGGATTTAATCTGGGTCGTTCATCAGAAATTCTAAGAGATGAACTTAAGTTTTCTAAGTTTGTTGGACGTTTAAGAAAGCGTTTTGCAAATATGTTTAATGATATGCTTCGTACTCAATTACTACTGAAGAATATTGTTACTCCAGAAGATTGGAATAGAATGAGTGATCATATTCAATATGATTTCTTATATGACAATCATTTTGCAGAACTTAAAGAAGCAGAACTACTTACAAATCGTTTAACACTTGTTACAACGATGGAACCTTATATTGGTAAGTATTTCTCAACCGAATATGTTCGTAAAAAGATTCTTCGTCAAACAGATAGTGAGATTATTGAAATTGATGAGCAAATTGATGATGAGATTGAAAAAGGCATTCTTCCAGATCCAAATGCCCCAGTAGATGAGATGGGAAATCCTATTCCTGAGGGTGGTGGAGAGGTTCCACCACAAGAAGGGGAAGGACCGGCGTTAGGAGAAGTTCCTGAAGAACCACTTGCACCAGAACCTCCTCCAGAGCCTAAAGGTGGCAAGATATAAATAATCTTATAGTAATACATTATTTTTATGGAAGAACTTATCGATTTGATTGCAACAGATGGAAATGCATCTGATGTATCTGATAAAATTAAAGAAATATTATATACCAAAGCAGCAGAAAGAGTTGATTCAGCTCGACCCTATGTTGCATCATCCATGTTTGGTGATGAAGATACCACCGAGGACCAAGAATAATGGCAATTAAGGTTGTTCAAAATGTAAATAGAATTACTGCAAATGTGTCTACTGCCACAACCAGTGATCCTATTGCTCTCAAAAGTGGATATTTAAGAGTATCTACCGGATTAACCTCAGTTTATGTTGAGACTGGTGGAGTTCCTGTTGCCACTGTAAATTCGTTCCAAATTAGCCCATATGGTAATGAGGTTTTGAAGGAAAGAATTGCCAGACAAAGGATTGCAGGAATTACTACAGGGACATCAACTGTTATTTCATTTGGTGAAAATTCGGGAAATCCATTTTTGGTTGGTGATTATGTTACCATTCAAAATGCCGAACCAGCAGGAATTAATACCGAACATAAATTAGTTACGGCAATATCAGATGATTCAGTAACAATTTCACACAATAGTTCTTCTATTGTTGGAGTAATTACAGCAACTAATGCAAATCTTGCAAGAAGTGTGAAAGTGAGTGTGATTGCAGCATCAGATACTCAGAATGTAAGCATTACAGAAATCGTTCAGTTAGTAACAGAATAACAATGAAACTCATCACAGAAGAAGTCTCACAAGTTAAATTCATTACCGAAGGTAGGGGTGCAGAAAAGAAAATGTATATTGAAGGAGTTTTCCTTCAAGGTGATATCTGCAACCGTAACGGAAGAATGTATCCTATGGATACTCTTTCCCGCGAGGTAAAGAGATATAACGAAGCATTCGTTGCAAAGGGTCGTGCTCTTGGAGAACTCGGTCATCCGGATGGACCAACTGTCAATCTTGATCGTGTTTCTCATAAGATTGTTTCTCTTGAACAAAAAGGAACAAACTTCATTGGCAAAGCACAACTCCTAGAAACTCCTATGGGTAAGATTGCCAAGTCTCTTATTAGTGAAGGTGTTTGTCTCGGTGTTTCTTCTCGTGGTGTCGGTTCACTCAAGATGACCAATGAAGGTCACAAAGTTGTTGGTGAAGATTTTATGCTTGCAACTGCAGCAGATATCGTAGCCGACCCTTCCGCTCCTGATGCATTTGTTCAGGGAATTATGGAAGGTAAAGAGTGGGTTTGGGAAGGAGGAATTCTTCGTGAAAGACTTGCTGAACAAACAAAACGCAGAATTAACACTCTTGTAGATGAAAAAACTCTTCAAGAGCATAAAATTCAATTGTTTCAAGAATTCTTAGGAAATCTTTAATTTATAAATAAATATAGATTATAACACAAGATCTAAAAAAATGTCCGTTGGTAGAAATTTACAAGAAATGGAAAACGTAGTAACCAAAGGGGCTGCACCTGCCGAACCAATGCAATCCGGTAACAAGTCTGGAGTAGTTACTCCAGGTCAAACTGGTGCTTGGGAAGATTTGGGTGGACCAACCCCAGATAATTATCGTCCCGATGACGATTCGGCAAAACTCAAAGATCCTGCCACAACTCTTTCACAAGTTAAAGATGTTGTAAATGCAAAGGCAGCTGCAGCAGAATCTTCTCATTCTTCAGCAACTCCTGTTCCAACTCCTGGTCAAGGAGTAAAGGAAGAAGTAGAAGAAGATGAGGATCTTGTTACCGATGAGGAGATTATCTCTGAAGCAGAAATGAGCGCCGAAGAAGATGATGAAGATTCTGCCGAAGAAAAAGGTGAGCATAAGGGTGTTAAAGGTAAAAAAGGAGCTCCTGCAAAGGAAGAAGAGGATGAAGAAGTAAAAGAAGAGTTTGATATCGAAGAAGATGTCAATGCACTTCTAGCAGGAGAGGAGCTTTCCGAGGAATTCCAAGAGAAAGCACGCACAATTTTCGAAGCAGCAATTAAATCGAAGGTTGCTGAAATCAAAGAAGAGCTTCAGGCATCCTACGAGGCAACCCTCGTAGAAGAGATCGAAGCAATTAAAGAAGGTCTTGTTGATCGTGTTGATGCATACCTTGAGTATGTTGCTGATGAGTGGATTGCTGAAAATGCACTCGCAGTTGAGCACGGTCTCAAGACTGAAATGACCGAATCATTCCTCCAAGGAATGAAGAGTCTTTTTGAAGATCATTATGTAACAATCCCTGAAGATAAATATAATGTTATCGAGAGTATGGTAGATAAACTTGATGAAATGGAAGGAAAACTCAACGAGCAAATCGAAAAGAATGTTGCTCTGAATAGAAGATTAGCAGAGTCGGTTGCTGATGTAATCTTTGCCGATGTCACTGAGGGTCTTGCACTTTCTCAGAAGGACAAACTCGCTTCTCTTGCCGAAAATGTTGAGTTTGATAGTGAAGAGAGCTATCGTGAGAAGCTGGTAACTCTGAGGGAATCTTATTTCCCAACCAGAACAACTGGTACTCAAAAAGACGACTCGGAAACTTTATCTGAAAGCACCGATGTCCAATCCCAGCAACCTATGGTTGATGGAAGAATGGCAACGTATCTTCAGACTCTAGGTAGAGTCGCTAAACTGTGATTTTTAAATTATAAACAATCAAACAAAAACTTTTAAATAGGTAAAACAAATGCAAATGTTCAATGCGGAATATTTGCAGGAGAAGTGGGCACCCATTCTAGATTACTCCGGAATGGATCAGATCAAAGATGCACATCGTAGATCTGTAACCGCTATCCTGCTCGAAAACCAAGAGAGAGAACTACGTGAAGAGCGTGAGTTCCTCTACGAGTCTCCAACTAACGGAACCGCTTCTGGTGCTTCTGGTGCTGGATTCGGTGGCAGCGCACAAGGATTCAGCGCTGGTCCTACCGCAGGTTTCGACCCCGTTCTGATTTCTCTAATCAGACGTTCAATGCCTAACCTGATCGCTTACGATCTGTGCGGCGTTCAGCCAATGAATGGTCCTACTGGACTCATCTTTGCAATGCGTTCACGTTACACCAATCAGAGTGGCGTTGAAGCATTCTACAACGAAGCAAATTCTGCATTCTCTGGTCAGGATGCTGGATTCGATGTAACCACCGGATTTACTGGCGCTAGCGTCGGTATGGGTACTACCGCTCAGGGTGGTCTTAATCCTTCGATTCTCGATGTTTCTAACCAAGCTAACAATGCTCTTGGTGCTGATCAATATAACGTTGGTCAGGGTATGCGTACCGATAGTGCAGAAGCACTTGGTGATGCTGCTGGAAACAACTTCAACGAGATGGCATTCTCAATCGAGAAAGTCACCGTTACTGCAAAGTCACGCGCACTCAAGGCTGAGTACTCACTTGAGCTAGCTCAGGACCTCAAGGCAATCCACGGTCTGAATGCTGAAGCGGAATTAGCAAACATTCTCTCAACAGAGATTCTTGCTGAAATCAACCGCGAAGTTATTCGTACCATCTACAAGATTGCTAAGCCTGGTGCTCAAGCAAACACCGCTACCGCTGGTACTTTTGACCTTGACGTTGACTCCAACGGTCGTTGGTCGGTTGAGAAGTTCAAGGGTCTTATCTTCCAAATTGAGCGTGATGCAAACGCAATTGCACAGCAAACTCGTAGAGGGAAGGGTAACACGATCCTCTGCTCTGCAGACGTTGCTTCGGCACTTGCAATGGCAGGAGTTCTTGATTACACCCCAGCACTCAACGCTAACCTCAACGTTGATGACACCGGTAACACCTTCGCTGGTGTTCTCCAAGGTAAGTACAGAGTCTACATTGACCCATATTCGGCAAACGTATCACCTAATCAGTTCTACGTTGTTGGTTATAAGGGTTCTTCACCTTATGATGCAGGTCTCTTCTATTGCCCATATGTTCCCCTCCAAATGGTTCGTGCCGTTGGGGAGAACACCTTCCAGCCTAAGATCGGCTTTAAGACCCGCTACGGCATGGTCGCCAATCCATTCGCTGAAGGTTCGACTCAGGGTCAGGGTCTGCTCACAACCAACGCTAACACTTACTACAGAAGAGTTAAGGTAGCTAATCTGATGTGAGTCTTTCTCACATTCTCTGGAGGGTCTTTCGAGACCCTCTTTTTTTATCTAAATAAAAATAAAAATGTCCTGCTCATTTCCCAACCAGATTGATAATCGCAACTTTCTATCTCCAGTTGGGTTTAAGTTTTCACTAGCAAAAGAACCTAAAGTTGCTTTTTTCTGCAATACGGCAAGAATACCAGAAATAACATTATCGATTAATAATCAACCATCATATCTAAAGGATCTTGATATTCCTGGAGATAAGTTAACCTATGGAGATTTGTCATTAAGGTTCATGGTTGATGAAAATATGGAAAATTACATGGCAATCCATAACTGGTTAACTGGTCTTGGATTTCCAGAATCGACACAACAGTATAAAGATTTAATATCAATTGTTGATGACGTAACTCAACCACAAGATCCAAAAAGAGCATTCAGTGATGGTAGTCTTTACATTTTAAATAGCAATTACAATACAACTGCTGTAGTAAAATTCAAGGATTTATTTCCAGTATCATTGAGTTCTTTAGAGTTCGATGCAACACAAACTGATATTCAATACTTTACAGCAGACGTAGCTTTCAAGTATACTGTCTATAATATCCTAGGAACAAACGGGCAACCCTTATGAATCTTGATGAGATTCAGGACATGTGGCAGAGAGATTCTGTCATTGATCCTGATAATTTACACGATGAATCTTTAAAAATTCCACAACTACACTCAAAATATTATACTCTTTATAATACCATCACTCTTCTTCGTGAAAAGGCAAGAGAAACTTATAATAGGGTTAAGTTAGAACGCTACAACTACTACACAGGAAAGGCGCCAGCAGAGGTCTATGTTGAGGAACCATTTCCGTATAAGGTGAGGGAGAAGGACGCCATACAGAGGTATATGGATGCTGATGAGAGATTATCCAAGATCGATTTAAAAATTAGATATTATGATATTATGTTGAAATTTTTGGAAGAGATTATTAAGACGGTTTCGAACAGAACATATCAAATCAAAAACGCAATTGAATGGCATCGCTTTCAATCTGGATTCAACTGAGGCAGAAATGCCTCTTTTTTATTGTCAATAAATATTTGTAACTGATACTTTATGAATGTCTCATTTGATCATATCAAAAAAGAATGAGGTATATCTGCATATTCAGGCAGAACCTCATGTGTACTATGAACTTGCAGACCAATTTACATTTGATGTACCAAATGCAAAGTTTGCTCCGGCATATCGTAATAAGTATTGGGACGGAAAAATTCGCCTCTTCTCTACACAAACGGGCGAAATCTATGTCGGTCTTTTAGATAGAATTATAAGGTTTTGTGAGAATCACAATTACACTTATGAGTTCAAAGATAATAAATTTTACGGTCTTCCTTTTGAAATAAACGAAAGAATTTCAAAGGAAGGTGTGAAAGATTATATGACAGCAATTAGTAAACACTCCCCGCGTGATTACCAAATTGAGGGAGTATACGACGCTTTACGACATAATCGAAAGTTATTGATATCTCCAACTGCTTCTGGAAAGTCGATGATGATATATTCTCTCGTGAGATATTATGTTGAGAAACGACAAAATATTCTTGTAGTTGTCCCAACGACTTCCCTTGTAGAACAAATGTATAAAGATTTTGCAGATTATGGATGGGATGTTGGTTCATACTGTCACAAAATCTATGCGGGAAAGGAGAGAGAAACTGATTCTCAAGTGATTATCACTACTTGGCAGTCCATCTATAAACTTCCCAAGCAATATTTTTCTAGATTTAATGTTGTTGTAGGAGATGAAGCCCATCAATTTAAATCTAAATCATTAATATCTATAATGACTAAACTTTGTGATGCAAAATACCGTTTTGGATTTACTGGAACACTAGATGGATCTCAGACTCATAAGTGGGTCTTGGAAGGTTTATTTGGACCTTCATATAAGATTATTAAAACTGATGAACTTATGCAAAAAGGTCATCTGGCAAAATTAGACATTAAAATTTTACTTCTCAAACATCCACCAAATAGGTTTGAAACTTTTGAAGATGAAGTTCAGTATATTATCAATCATCAAAAGAGAAATAACTTTATAAAAAATCTTGCATTGGATTTAAAAGGAAATACTTTGATTCTTTTTAGTAGAGTTGAAGGGCATGGGCAACCTCTTTATGAACTCATAAATAATAGCAAAACTGACGATAGGCATGTATTTTTTGTCCATGGTGGCATTGACACTGAACAACGAGAATTAGTCAGAGAAATTACCGAGAGAGAAAATAATGCTATTATCGTTGCCTCTTACGGTACTTTTTCTACTGGTGTCAATATTAGAAATTTGCATAATGTTATATTTGCTTCCCCTAGCAAGTCGAGAATCAGAAATCTCCAATCAATCGGAAGAGTTCTCAGAAAAGGTGAAAACAAAGTAAAAGCAACCTTATATGATATTGCAGATGATATCAGTTACAAATCAAGAAAAAATTATACTCTCAATCATTTAATTGAAAGAATTAAAATCTATAATGAAGAAAATTTTAATTACGATATTGTAAACATACCGCTTAAAGACTAATGGGAGATGAATTTTATTGCATTTTAAAATTAATATCTGGTGAGGAAATATTGTCTCTCATTATGATTGATGATAATGATGATGACCCTGTAATCATCTTACAAAATCCAGTGATTATGAAACCCATAACGAACTCTACCGGAGATCCTTATGTGAAGATTAAACCTTGGATGGAAATGTCTAATGATGATATGTTCATTATCAAGCTTGATAAAGTTATAACAATGACTGAAACAAAGGATACTAAACTAATTCAGTTATATGAATACTATCTCAATGATGATTCTATTGAAGTATACAAACCATCAGGTCAAGTCAAACCATCATCATTAATGGGATATGTCTCTTCGGTAGAAGAAGCAAGAAAAACTTTGGAGAATATCTTTAAAGGTAATAAAGAAAGCTAAAACTTATCTTCAACCGAGACAAACCTAGTCTACACATGTTTTTGATACTTGTCAAGCCCTAAAACCTATGGTATAATAATTACAACTTATACTAAAAGACCAATGTTATGCCTAAAAAGAAATCAGAACATTATGTAAACAATAAAGAGCTATTAGAAGCACTTATTGTTTATAAATCTAAAATTGCGAAGGCAGAGCAAAAATACTTTGAGAAGTATGATAAGTATCCTCCTAAAAATGGTAACTGGGAAGGAAAACCCAAAATTCCAGACTATCTTGGAGAGTGCTTTTTAAAGATTGCTACTCACCTCTCATATAAACCAAATTTTGTGAATTACATGTTCCGTGAGGATATGTGTTCCGATGGTATTGAAAATTGTGTTCAGTACATTCATAACTTCAATCCAGAAAAGTCTCAAAATCCCTTTGCATATTTTACTCAGATTATTCACTACGCATTTCTGAGAAGAATTCAAAAAGAAAAGAAGCAGTTGGATATTAAGACGAAGATTATTGAAAGAACAGGATTTGATGAAGTTATGACAGTTGATGATGGGTTGCTTTCTGGCAGCAATTCGGACTATAATACGATGAAGGACAATATTCAATACAGAAACGGAAATCGATGAAGGTAGCAATTCTTACCGATACTCATTATGGTTGCAAGAAAGGTTCAAAGCATATTCATGATTACTTTGAACTTTTTTATAAGAATGTATTTTTTCCTGCACTTGAAGAGAACGGTGTAGAAGCAGTCATTCATATGGGAGATGCTTTTGATAGTCGTAAGTCAATTGACTATCAAAGTCTTGAATGGGCAAAAAGAGTTGTTTTTGAACCTCTCAAAAAGTATGATGTTCATATGATTGTTGGTAATCATGATTGTTATTATAAAAATACTAACAATGTGAACTCCCCAGCACTTCTCCTTAAAGATTATCAAAACATTAAAACTTATAGTTCCCCAACCAACACTAAGGTTGGTGGAGCAGATATGACCTTTATTCCTTGGATTTGTAGTGAGAACTATGATGAAACTTTAAAGGTTATTAAAAAATCCAAGGCAAAGGTTGCTTTCGGGCATCTTGAACTCAAAGGATTTCGTGTCAATAAACACCTTGTAATGGAAGAGCATGGACTGGAAGCGGATCTTTTTTCAAACTTCACAAAGGTATTTTCTGGTCATTACCACACTCGTTCTGATAATGGAACTGTGTTCTATCTCGGTAATCCTTATGAAATGTATTGGACGGATGTAAACGACACTCGTGGATTTCATATTTTTGATACTGAAACTCTAGAGCATACTCCAATTAACAATCCTTATAAATTATTTTATAATATCTATTATGAGGACACGCCGCATCAAACATTTGATGCATCTCAATACTCTAATAAAATTGTCAAGGTGATTGTTCGTAAAAAATCTAAACAAAAAGATTTTGAAAAATTTATTGACAAACTTTATAAGGTCGGCATCCAAGATTTAAAAATCGTTGAAAATTTTGAAATTCAAGAAAATGAAAACTTTGCAGTTGATGAAGAAGAGAATACAATTTCAATTCTAAATCGTTATATTGATGAATCGGAATTTGATTTTGATAAAAATATTATAAAAGGTATATTCCAAGATCTCTATAAACAAGCTTGCGAAGTGGAGTAAAATGTTTCTTCTTACACTTAAGGGTCGTAAAGATGATGGGGCATATGCGGTTCAAGATCAGTATGGAGAAAAAGTTTTGTTCTTATTTGAAGAAGAAGATGATGCTGCTCGTTATGCTATGATGTTGGAAGAAGATGTGGATTATGAAAAGGAAATGGAAGTTGTAGAAGTTGATGATGAACTTGCCATAAAAACCTGTAAGACTTATAATTACAAATACGCTGTAATTACTCCTGACGATATTGTGATTCCTCCTAAAAATGATAGTATTTAAAAAAATTAAATGGAAAAACTTTTTAAGTACTGGTAATAACTGGACTGAAGTTGATTTCCAAAAAAATCACACGAATTTGATTATCGGAACAAACGGTGCTGGAAAATCCACTGTTCTTGATGCTCTAACATTCGTTCTGTTCAACAAACCATTCCGCAAGATTAATAAACCTCAATTGGTTAATACTACCAATGAGAAAGACTGTCTTGTTGAGATTGAGTTTTCTGTTAACAACCGCGAATACTTGGTTCGTCGTGGAATTAAACCAAATGTTTTTGATATTGAAGTAAATGGAAAGCAACTTCATAAAGAATCTGATGATAGGTTAAATCAAAAAATTCTTGAGGAAAATATTCTTAAAGTAAATTACAAGTCTTTTACTCAGATTGTGATTTTGGGTTCAAGTACCTTTGTACCTTTTATGCAACTTACGACTGCAAATCGTCGTGAGGTAATTGAAGATTTGCTGGACATTCGTATTTTTTCTGCAATGAATGCCCTAATTAAGGAGAAGATTCGTCTTCAGAAAGATGAGATCAAATCTCTTCAATTAAAAAAAGAAAACCTTAAGGATAAGGTTGAGATGCAGAAAAGTTTTATTGAAGAACTTGAGAATCGTGGAAATGCCAATATAAATGCCAATCAAGAAAAGATCACCAAGTTAGATACTGAAGTTGGCGTTTATATGAATGAGAATGCCAAAATTGAGGAAGACATTTTTAAATATATTAAAGACCAAGAAGAAGTTACTGGTGCTGCAGAAAAGTTAGGAAAACTTAACAACCTTAAAGGAAAAATTTCACAAAAAGTATCTTCCATTACCAAAGAGCATAAGTTTTTTACCGAAAATACGGTATGCCCCACTTGCACTCAGGACATTGATGAAAGATTTCGCCTAGATAGAATTGCAGATGCTCAAACTAAGGCAAAAGAACTCCAGAAAGGTTTTCAGGAACTTGAGGAGACTATGAAGTTAGAACAAGAACGAGAGCGTCAATTCACTGTCCTATCTAAGGAGATTACGAAACTCAATCATGAGATTTCTCAAAACAATACTCGAATATCACTCAATCAGAGGCAAATCCGAGACCTTGAATCTGAAATTCAAACTATTACCGAACAACTTGAAAACCGAAATACTGAACATGAGAAGTTAGAAGAATTCAGAGAAAATCTCCAAAAAACATTTGAAGACCTTTCAAAGAAAAAAGAAGAAATCGTACATTACGATTTTGCCTATTCCTTACTCAAGGACGATGGCGTAAAAACGAAGATCATCAAGAAGTATCTTCCGTTCATAAATCAGCAGGTGAATCGTTATTTGCAGATGATGGATTTTTATATTAATTTCCATCTTGATGAAGAATTTAACGAAAGTATTAAGTCTCCTATTCACGAAAACTTTTCATATTCATCTTTCTCGGAAGGTGAAAAAATGAGAGTTGACTTATCTCTTCTCTTCACTTGGAGAGAAGTTGCAAGACTTAAGAACTCCGTAAATACTAATCTGCTGATTATGGATGAAGTGTTTGATAGTTCTCTTGATGGTTTCGGCACTGATGAATTCCTTAAGATTATTCGGTACGTGATTAAGGATGCTAATATTTTCGTAATTTCCCATAAGACCGGACTTGAGGACAAATTTGAAAGTGTCATACGCTTTGATAAGAGAAGCGGATTCTCGTATAAAGTAGAATCATAAACAACAGGAAAATGAAACTTCCCAACTGGCAACACCACTCCAAGAAGGAGCAGAAGCGGAAACTTAAACCGCAGGCACTCCGACAAGCAAAGGCACGTCGCCAAGCACTCAAGAAGCGTCTCCAGCACGGGGACGCTTCTTTTTTTATAAATAACTAAAAAGTATTTGTAGAAAAATGAGAGAACAAGAAGTTAGAGAGCTTTATGAAGCTTATATGCAGGTTCATCAATCTCAAGAAGAAGTAGAGCAACTTGATGAGAATGTACAAGGTGCCGTTGCCGGTGCTCTCAAGAAGGGTGCTGATTTTATGAAGACAAATCCTGTTGGTAAAGCAGTTAGTTCGGTTATTGCCCCTGTCGGTAAGGGTAAAGGTACTGTTACTGCATCTCAACAGAAGCAAACAATCTCTCAGAATGAAGAATTTGAGCAAGTTGATGAAGATGCAAACTACGATAGAAATCGTAGGAGAGCGGCACAGAGAGCTGCTGCAAGAAACGAAGCAAGAAGACAAGGAAAAACCGGCAGTGTTCCTGGTGTAGGTTATGTATCACCAAGACCTGAAAGAGAAACCTATAGAGATTCTGCTGGTGTGGAGCGTCATACTTCCGGTGCTAGAATGCCTAAAAGAGAAGATCAAAAAGAATCATATGATCTCTTTGATGTCATCCTAGAGCACCTAATTGCCGAAGGTTATGCCGATACAAATGAAGCGGCACTTGCTATTATGGCAAATATGAGTGAGGAGTGGAGAGAGAGTATTGTTGAAGAACTTGAGCAACTTGCTGAAATCTCACAGAAGACTGCTACAAGAGCATATGCTGCCAGCTCAACAGGTGAGTTTGAAGGAATGGATTCTCCACGCGATGTAAAAAGAACTGATAGACTAAGAGGTCATATTGAAAGAAAGTTTGGTAAAAAAGCAGCAAAACATGCTGATAGAGCAGCGCACTCCATGACATTTGGGCGTAAAGGTGCTGGTGGTATGGGACCTAAACCATAACAAACCACTTTCTAAACTGGCACACAAGAGGGTCTCACCACCCTCTTTTTTTGTATAATACGTTCATAAGAAATCAAATCTATGACCGTCAACCACGAAATCAAGTCCCACCTTGCCCGACTGCTTGCCACCGAAGACCTTGTAGTTGAACATAAGAAAGTAGAGACTGCTTGCTTTAATGTTCATACCCGTGTACTCACTCTGCCGATGTGGGAACGAGCTAGTAATACCGTCTATGACCTTCTGGTGGGTCATGAAGTTGGTCATGCTCTCTATACTCCTGATGAGGACTGGTTGAAGGATCATCGGATTCCACCACAGTTTGTAAATGTGGTTGAGGATGCTCGTATTGAGAAATTGATGAAGCGTCGGTATGCCGGTCTTGCCAAGACCTTCTATGCCGGTTATAAGGAACTTTCTGATGATGATTTCTTCCAGATTGCTGATGATGACCTGGAAACCTATAATCTTGCTGACCGTGCAAATCTTTACTTCAAGGTTGGTAATTTCACGACTCTTGAGTTTAACTCGGAAGAGAAGGAAATTATCAATTTGATTAGTGTGGCAGAAACTTTTGCTGATACTTTGGTTGCAGCAGAAGAACTTTACAAGTATTGCAAGAAGAAGCAAGAAGAAGAAACCAAAATCAATCTAGATTCTCACGAAAATCAAACCAGTGGTTCTGGAGATTCCAGTGCTTCTGATTTCTCGGAAGAGTCTGAAAGTGAGAATGGACATCCTGAGTCTGAGGGTGATGATGGTTCTGAATCTGATCAGGGTCCTCAGCAACAGGGGCAACAGCAACCTCAACAGAAAACTTCTAATGAGGGTGGTGATAATTCTGATCCTGAAGTGAAAACGATGGATTCTCTTGAGGATGCACTTAAAAAACTTGTATCTAACGATGGGTATGAAAATGTTTATCTAGAACTTCCTGAACTCGATCTCAAAAAGATCATTATTCCCAACTCTGAGATTCACTCTGTTTGCAAAACGCAGTGGGATTGTCATGTCCAAGTACACGATTTTACTAATGAACGTGTTTTTGGTGAAGTTGATAAGATGTTTGTCGAATTTAAGCGTTCGGCACAAAAGGAAGTCAATTATCTGGTGAAGGAGTTTGAGTGTCGTAAGGCAGCAGATTCCTATGCTCGTGCCACAACTGCACGTACTGGTGTTCTGGACTGTTCCAAACTTCATACCTACAAGTTTAACGAAGATCTTTTCAAGAAAGTTACCACTCTTGCCGATGGTAAAAACCATGGTCTGGTATTCGTTCTGGATTGGTCTGGTTCTATGGCAAATGTGATGTTGGATACTGTGAAGCAACTTTATAATCTTGTTTGGTTCTGTAGGAAAGTTTCTATTCCTTTTGAGGTCTTTGCCTTTACAAATGAATATCCTCACGTCACTTATGATGAAAATGGAAAGGCAATTTTTCGTGATATTGCGTATACGCCAAAAGAGGGACATATTCAAGTTGGTAACTGGTTCTCTATGATGCATCTACTCACTAGCAAAATTAATACCAACACTCTTGATGAGCAGATGAAGAATATTTTTCGTCTTGCTTGCTCTTTTGGTAATAATTACCGTTGCTATTTTCCTATTCCTTCTGGATTAAATCTTTCAGGAACTCCTTTGAATGAGGCACTTATTTCTCTTCATCAAATTCTTCCAAAATTTCAGAAAGATAACAAACTGCAAAAAGTTCAGTGTGTTGTTTTGACTGATGGTGAAGGTTCTGGAGTTAAATGTCATAAAGAAGTTCGTCGTCACTGGGAAGCGGAACCCTATCTTGGCACTTCTTATATTGGAAGTAATTCATTTCTACGTGACCGCAAGACTGGAAACACTTATTCTTTGAATGTGGAGCACCACGAGTTCACTGATATTCTTCTGAAAAATCTGAAGGATAGGTTTACCAACACTAACTTTATTGGTATTCGGGTGATTGAATCTCGTGAAGCTGGTTATTTCATTCGTCGTTATTGTGGTTATTATGGACCTAATTTTGATAAGGTAATGGCATCTTGGAAAAAAGAAAAATCTTTCTCTATCAAAAATTCCGGATACGATACTTACTTCGGTCTTTCTGCGAGTGCTCTTTCTCAAGATACTGAATTTGAGGTGTCCAATGATGCTTCCAAATCTCAAATTAAAACTGCATTCGTTAAGAGTCTTAAGAATAAAAAAATGAATAAGAAGGTTCTTGGAGAATTTATTGAACTTGTTGCCTGAATAAATAAAAAAAGATACCTAGTAAGAAAATGAGCAGATTTTTAGATCTTATCAATGGTAAACCAGAATCTCCTGCACCAGTTGCCGCTCCTGTAGTAGCACCAGTTGCAAAAGTAGTGGTAGAAAAACCAAAAGTAGTTGCTGTAGGACCAAAAGTAGAGAAAGTAGAAACTGTTTCTGACTCCAAGTGAAATGAAAACATTTCAGGAATTTATGATAGAATGTTATTCTATCCAAGAAACTTCTCTTACTCGTGTAATGAGCAAGTCTGAAAAGGGTGGAATGGCAATTCTTTCGGGTCAAAGAGGAGATAAATCAAAGTCCGAAAATAAGGCAAGGTCTGCAAGAACCGAAAGAAGAATTAGAGGTGCTGGTCTTCCAGGACCTACTAAAGTTTCTGGACGTTATACAGAAAACCCAGGTACACCAGATGAGAAAAAGGTGGGTGAAAAATCTCACGTAGTTTCTTCTGGTAAAATGGGTAAGAGAAAGTTCAAGAAGACAATCGAGAAACTTGGAACCGAAGGAGGATTGAAGCATAAGCGTAATGCTCCAGAAGGTTCATCTAAGGACGACCAAGATTCTGTATTGATTCAACGCAAACCAAAAGGATCTGCTACACTCAAAGGAACTTCAAAAACATCTTGGCCAGGCAAAGGAAAGAATGTTGGAGTTGGTAAAATGAAACCAGGAAGAACTGGTGAGTTTGATACAAAAGTCAAGAACAAAACATTTACTTATGAAGAAGACTAAATTTCCATTTGACCACGTAGTCAAATATGATACCAAAGAAGTTTGGGTAAAGTGTGACAGTGCAATTACTGCTATGGGTATTCCTGCAATGGTGAATGAATATTATCCAGGATACAAGGGTCATATTGGAAGTGAAGAATACCTGAATAAACTACGTAATGAATTGGTGAAACCATAAATATCTAAAAAAGTCTGTAAAGATGAAAACATTTCAAGAGTTTATGATGGTTTTTGAAGGTATGGATATGCCTGCATTTAAAAAAAGGCGTAGAGAACTTCAACGTAAAGCAGACTCTGATGATGCTAAAAAGAGAGGGCATGTTGATAGATTAACTGGAAAACCATATGGAACGGCAGAAGCAGAATCTAGAAGAAAAAATTTAAATCCTGCTGAAAGGGAGTCCAGACGCAAGTTTGCTGAAGACCCAGACTGAACCACTTTTCAAACCGGCACATAGGGGGTCCCACGACCCCCTTTTTTCTTGTATAATAACTTCAGTTAAACAAAACGACCTAACTACATCATGCCCCGCAAAACTGCCGTGAATGACGCCCAACTGATCGAATCTATCAAAGAACTCTATGGTACTGAAATTACCTCTGGTGACCTCAAGGGTTTCTGTGCCTCTCGTTCGCTCAACTACCAAACCGTAAGCAATAAACTGTCTCAATACAAAACTTCTCGTGGTAAATGGAATCTTGAGGTGACTCAAGAAAAAGTGGAAGAGATTGAACGCTCTTTCAACAATGTTGCCGTTCTTCCCGAACATCACCAAAACCTTGTTCCTGAAAAAGATGATACCTTCGTCAAGTTTGGTAATTTTAACGATATCAAAAAAATTATTCAGTCCCGTCTCTTTTACCCTACGTTCATTACGGGTCTGTCGGGTAATGGTAAAACGTTCAGTGTGGAGCAAGCGTGTGCTCAACTGAAGCGTGAACTGATTCGTGTGAACATCACCATCGAAACTGATGAAGACGACCTGATTGGCGGTTTCCGTCTTGTGAATGGTGAAACTGCCTGGCACAATGGACCTGTGATTGAGGCTCTTGAGCGTGGTGCAATTCTGCTGCTTGACGAAATTGACCTTGCTTCTAACAAAATCCTGTGCTTGCAATCTGTTCTTGAGGGTAAGGGTGTCTTCCTGAAGAAGATTGGTCGTTTCGTCAAACCTTCCGCTGGATTCAACGTGATTGCCACCGCAAACACCAAGGGTAAGGGTTCTGATGACGGTAGGTTCATTGGCACCAACGTGCTTAATGAGGCGTTCCTGGAGCGTTTCCCCGTGACCTTTGAGCAGTCCTATCCTGTTCCTGCAACCGAACAGAAAATCCTTGAAGGCATCGCTCTGGACCTTGGCGTAGAGGACCGTGACTTCTGCAAGCGTCTGGTTGATTGGTCGGACGTGATCCGTAAGACGTTCTATGATGGTGGTATTGAGGAAATCATTAGCACCCGTCGTCTGGTGCATATTATCCGTGCCTACAGTATCTTTAAAGATAAAGCAAAGGCACTCCAAGTTTGCATCAATCGGTTTGATGATGAAACTAAACAAGCATTTATGGAACTCTATGACAAAATTGATGCTGACTTTGTGATGCCAACTAAAAACTCTGAACCTGAACTGACTATTGAGGGTGGTAAAGAAGTCATCTTCTGATTGACTAACAAGAAGTAACCTGCTATAATTGGGGGAAGGTAAATTATGACTTCCCCTTATTATGTTTGGTCCAGAAGACGAAAAAAACCTAGTTGAATATACAGTGACTATGAATGAAAATAGTCAAATGCTTAATCTTACAAAAACACCAGTAACTATGAGTGAATCAAAAAATCATCTTTGGAAATACAATGAAGATAAAATCCTGAAAGATATTCAGGATTATGTAACCAGCACCTATCACGGTCATTATTGTGGTGATGAATCTGGTTATGGTGATATTCAAACAATTGATCTGATGGCAGCAAAGAAACTGGCAGCAGGTTTTTGTCAGGCAAACATCCTGAAGTATGGTTCTCGTTATGGAGACAAGGATGGGCGTAACAAGCGTGATTTGCTGAAAGTGATTCACTATGCTATGCTTCTACTTCACTTTGATGGGCACTATACCCGTCAAGATAATGGACTTACTGAATTCCGTTGATTATTATGAAACTTAAAGAAAACTCTATGAAACTGTCAGAAAACACTCTTACTGTTCTTAAAAACTTTGCAGGAATTAACAACTCTATTTTGGTAAAGCAAGGTAATCGTCTTCGCACTATTTCTGTTGCTAAGAATATTCTTGCCGAGGCAGATATTACTGAGGAGTTTCCTCGTGAGTTTGCTATCTACGATTTGAATCAATTTCTAAATGGTCTGAGTCTTCATCAGGATCCTGATCTTGATTTTGCCGAAGATTCGCATATTACTATTCGTGAAGGTAAGCGTAGGGTGAAGTATTTCTATGCTGATCCTAACGTCATTATTTCTCCTCCAGAAAAGGAAATCAAACTTCCTTCTCAAGATGTTTGCTTCCAATTGGAAACTGGATCTCTTGAAAAGTTGCTGAAGGCAGCAGCAGTTTATCAACTTCCTGACCTTTCTGCCGTTGGTGGTGCGGGTGTGATTCGACTTGTTGTTCGTGACAAGAAGAATGATACTTCTAATGAATACTCCATTGTGGTTGGGGAAACTGACAAGGAGTTTACCTTCAACTTCAAGGTCGAGAATATTAAAATCATTCCTGGCGCCTATGATGTGGTTGTGTCGGAAAAACTTCTTTCTCAATTTACAAATACTAAATTTGGCGTGACTTACTACATTGCTCTTGAACCTGATAGTACTTTTGGTTGATGGAATTTCTTCTTTATCTCACTCCTGCTGGTCAAGAAATTATCAGCATGATTATGCAAAAAAACTATACTATCAAACAAAATTCTGCTATTTGTAGAAATAAGGAAATGTTTGGGGTTGTACAATCTCCTGATTTTGTAATTTGTTTGAACAACATTAAAAACACTATCAGTCCAGTTAAGCATTATGTGAATGAAACTGTCTATCACGAAGCAGTACACGTTGCACAATCCTGCAAGCGGGGTAAACTGGGTGTAACTGCTACTTTAGATCAGTATAAACTGAATGATGTTATGAGATCTGTAAAGGCAACTGGTTCTTATGCCGCTTATGAAATGGAGGCATATTACCTTGAAGATAAACCTGAACAAGTAGTGCATTATCTAAAAAAATATTGTTTCTGATGAAATATCAAGTGAGATATCAACTACCGCCAGATACTCGGTATTTGGAAATGGTTGTTGAGGCAACAACTCAATCTCAGGCAAAGAAAATTGCCCAATCTCAGGTTCCTTCTGCTAGAATCGTAGGAGGACCACAACCACTTTAATTATGAACATCTTTGTAACAAGTGAATTTCCTGCCGAGAGTGCTGTCTGCCTTCCAGACAAGCACATAGTTAAAATGCCCCTTGAGTGCTGCCAGATGCTCTCTATCGTGGCATCCAAGTGGTATCACAACTATGGACCCCTCCTCAAGGCAGACAGCACTCCATACAGCACAGAGAAGGGTGCATTCCGCAATCATCCTTGCACCAAATGGGCAGCGGAGAGCATTCACAATGCCTATTGGTTAATCAAGCATGGGTTGAATTTGTGTGATGAATACACTCTCCGTTATGGTAAGGTTCATTCCTGTTACAAGACTCTTGTAGATGCCTATTATTTGTTCCCTCGTGGTAAAATTAATAAGGTAGAAAACTTCGTTCGTGCTATGCCAGATGAGTATAAACTTGACGACAGCATTGACACTTTTACTGCTTACAAGATGTATATCGCATCCAAACCTTGGGTTGCATCTAATTATCTTCGTATGCCGCAACGCAAACCTGATTGGATTTAAATAAATTATGACAAGTGAATTTCTTTTTGTGGAAAAGTACCGTCCTCAAGTAATTGATGACTGTATTCTTCCTGATGAAACTAAAAAAACCTTTAAGGAGTTTGTGGAGAAGGGTGAGATTCCAAATCTTCTTCTTGCGGGTCCTCCTGGAATTGGTAAAACTACAATCGCAAAAGCATTATGTAACGAATTGGGGGCAGATTTTTATGTCATCAACGGATCCGACGAAGGGCGTTTCCTGGATACTGTACGGAACCAAGCAAAGAACTTTGCTTCGACCGTCTCACTTACGGGATCTTCTAAACACAAAGTCATCATCATCGATGAGGCTGATAACACAGGCAACGACGTACAACTCCTTCTACGGGCAAATATTGAGG